GAAGATAGATGGAGTGCAACGGAACACATCTATACCTTTGAGAATGGGAGTATGGTAGAGTTTATGTCTATCGATTCATCAGAGAAAAGAAAGGGAAGTAGTAGAGATTACCTATTCATTGACGAGTGTAATGAGTTAAGTAGAGAGGATTACTTTCAGCTCTTTATTAGAACGCGGATTAAAACTATCTTAGCATATAACCCATCCTTCGGAACTAACCACTACATCTTCAATGAGATTCAGACACATCCGGAGAGTGATTTGTACATATCTACATTTAGAGATAATCCTTTTTTGGAACAATCTATCGTTGATGAGATTGAACGTCTTAAAGAGGTTAATCCAGAGTATTACAAGATATACGGATTAGGGATACCTGGCAACAATGTTGGTACTATCTTTAACATAAGCGTAATAGATACGATACCAGATGAGGCAGAGTTCGTTGCATTCGGTATGGACTTTGGTTTTAGTATAGACCCAACTACCCTAATGGCGATATACAAATGGGATACCAACCTTTATATAGATGAGTTGTTATATAGTAAGGGATTAGTGACAGGAGAGATAGTAAAGGTCCTAAGAGATTTAGAAGTAGAGAGGGCAGAGATATGGGCGGATAGTGCAGAGGGAAGGCTAATAGAAGAAATCTATCGTAGCGGTTTCAATATTAAGGGGGTTCGTAAGGGAAAGGATTCAGTTCGCATGGGTATAGACATCATGCAAACCTTTAAACTGCACGTGACTAAGGCATCAAAGAATACCATACAAGAGTTTTCGGAGTACGTGTGGATGGTAGATAAGAATGGTAACTTTGAGAATGTGCCAGTAGATTATTCAAACCACACTATCGATGCAATCCGTTATGTGTGTATGGAAAGATTAAACGTAAGAAAAATAAACGCAGGAAAGTATGCAATCAGTATCGGACAATACAAACTCTAACGACCAGGTATGGAACGTAGAGGAGATAAGAGAACTACTGCAGTATGTACAACATCTGCAAGAACATAATGAAACCCTTCAGGCAAGTGTGATAATGATACAAGCCAAATTAGATAATGAAGAGGCAAAGGTGAAACATTTAGTAAGAACAATAAAACAAATTACATATGGTGCAGGAATTAACTTTACACATCCCAACTGATTGGAACGATGTGAGTTTAGATAGATATCTTAAACTACAAAACCTTCTAAAACAATACGCGGATGATGAAGAAGCAACCACTGCAGTTCTAATGGTAGAACTATGTGGATTAGATGCGGAATATCTGAAACAGGTATCGATAGAAGATTTTCTAATGTTAAAGACGGAGTTAAGTAAATTCATTACTCGTACTGATTATGAGTTGCAACGATTCGTAAAATGGAATGGAGTAGAATATGGATTCGAACCTAACCTATCACAAATGAGTTATGGTGCGTACTTAGATATCAGTAAGTTTAGTTCCATTGCAATAGATGATAATTGGGTAAAGATAATGAATATCCTATATAGACCAGTGACAAGAAAGAATGGTGATATGTATGAGATAGAACCCTATACACTAAAGGATAACACCAACATCATTAAGGAGTGGGGTATGGATATCCACTTTGGTACGCTGTTTTTTTTTTTACTTTTATCAACGGACTTAGTGAGTTCTATCCCGAACTTTTTGAAGGAGGTGGAGCACCTTCCCAACATCAAGCAAACTTTGCTAAAAAGTGGTCAGCTTACTCGTCGATTGTTGAACTTGCCGGAGGAGACATCACGAAGTTCACAGAAGTAACTGCGTATCCTTTAGAGATGTGTCTACTTTATCTTTCGTATAAATCAGATAAGGTAGTCTTAGAGAACTTAGTGCATAGAGAGAATATGAAAAAGAATGGATAATTAGTTAAATGGATAATTAGTTGAATGGGTAAGTAATTATATTTTTGGAATCTATTGTTATTAAGATATGGGAAAATGGAGTAACTCACGCAATGGCAATTTAAGATATTCTGTTAATAGAGAAAACAACTCTGGTGTGTACTTCGGTCCAACATTAGGATTGAGTTCTCCTAAGAATAGTAGAAGGGCATGTCTTTGTATTGAAGAAGATACATATAGAGTAGATTGCTGTAAAGGACATCTAATAGAACAAGGTATTGGTAACATCACCGGTGAAGCAATTGCATTAGGTGGTTTTAGTAGTGGTTACTCAGATGGTTTTCAAATCCTATCATAACAACGAAATAAAAAGAATATGTCAGAATTAAGTAAAGTGGCCTTACAGGTCGATAGCAATCAGAGTTTTCCTAATAACAACAATGGATATATAACTCCTGCGATATTAAGGTCATACAATACAAACGTAATTGATTCGACTGTGAATCAAATTCAATATACTGCAGATAGTGGTAGTTGGAATTCTAAGATAGGAATATTAAACGGACAGACCGGAAGTTATATAACGACTGGTTCAAACACATATATAGGAAACCAAATCATAACGGGTAGTATAACTGCAACAGTTTCTGTTACAACTGCATACTTCTATGGTGATGGTAGTAACATTACAAATGTAAACCAATCTCCTATACTAAGCCTAAACGCGTATACTGCATCACAAGATACTAAGAATGCAACCCTTGCAACATACACAGGCAGTAACGATACAAAGTGGAGTACACTAAGTAGTACTACATCATCATTTAGTTCTTCATTAAATCAATTAAACTCATTTACTTCATCTCAGGCAACTAAGAATACAACATTAGGATTTTCAACATCTTCCCTAAATGCATATAGTGCAAGTAATGATACGAAGTGGAGTACACTAAGTCCGGTAACTGCATCATTCAGTGCATCAATAAATGGATTCAACCAATTCACACAATCACAATATATAAGAGATTATAATTTGGGTGTATGGACTGGTAGTCAAGATACAAAGAATGTAACACTTGCAACATATACTGGTAGTAATGATACAAAGTGGACAACACTAGCAATATATACTGCATCATTTAGTGCATCTGATGCTGATTTTAATGCATATACTGCTTCACAAAATACAAAGAATGCAACATTAGGAACATATACAGGTAGTATCGATACAAAGTTTACTACATTAGGAACATATACGGGTTCAGTAGATACAAAGTTTACAACCCTTTCATTTTCAACCTCATCTCTAAACGCGTATACCGCATCTCTTATCACTGCATTTACTGCAAGTGGTACAAGTGTAACATTTAATGGTCCATTGTATGTGACTGGTGGGGTATATCAAAACGTTGTATCACAAAGTATTGTTGCATCAACTGCATCAATAGACCTTTCACAAGGAACATACTTTAACTTAACTCTAGCGAATAATACAACAACACATATTAAACCTATTAACTTAGCAGCAGGTGTGAGTGCAACTTTAGTTATTACCACCGGTACTAACTCATCTGCATCTCTATCACCAATACTATTACAACCAACGGGTAATGCCTATGTTGTAACACCAGGTAGTGGTAAAATAGATTTACTTTCGTTAACATCAACGAATACAACAAATATGTTTGTAGTATCAGCTAAAAATATGATATAATGGGATTACAACACAACTTCGGATTCAATCAACCTTCTGCTATATTCGTTGACTACTTAATTGTAGCTGGTGGAGGTGGAGGTGCTAGTTACGGAGGTGGTGGAGGAGCAGGTGGTTTAATTAGTGGTAGTGCAACTCTATATAGAGGAACACAATATCCAGTAGTAATCGGAGTAGGAGGTACAGGTGGAGCTACTGCTACAACACAATCTGGTAATAATGGTTCTGGTTCTATATTCAATAGCGTATCTGCTAGTGGAGGTGGAGGTGGTTCATTTGGTGGTGTAGGTAAAGATGGTGGTTCTGGTGGTGGTAACGCAGGAGGAATTTCTTTTCCATTCGGATTAGGTATATCAGGACAAGGTAATGATGGTGGTATTGGTGGTGCTGATAACGATAGTAGAGGTGGTGCTGGTGGTGGAGGAGCAACAAAGGCCGGTAGTAGTATAGTATTTAATTCAGGTACATCACAAGTAACTGCAGTAGGTAATGGGGGTGATGGTTCGTTCTGGTATGATAGTATATGTAGAGGAGGTGGTGGTGCAGGAAGTCAAGCAAGAGTTAACTCAGGACCAGGTGCAACACTAGCAACAGGAAGTTGTGGTGGTGGAAATGGTGGAGGTTCTGTTGCATACGGAACAAGTGGTATCGCAGGTGCTGCAGGCACTACAAACACCGGTGGAGGTG